CACAATTATATTATTTCGTTTGTTGTGTTATGCGTGGATATTGCTGGCCAGAAGACAAGATGTTGCTATGTCTGATTATTCTCAATTTATGGAAAATGTTGAAGGCGTCCTCAATGGAGACGACAATACCTGGACCGTATCGGATTCTTGTGACAAATGGTTTAACGGCAAGAGTGTTTCTGCCGTGTGGTCCGATGTTGGTATTACAACCCATGAGGAGGATGATCGGGATCGGCGAGTGTTTGAAACGACATTTTTATCCAAACGTTTTATGAAGTACAAGAGTTGGTGGGTCCCTGTTCCGGAGCGCGAGCGCATTATGTGTGCTATGGCGTTTGGTGGGCGAAATTTGAAAAATCCCAGAATGTCACTCTTACGTGCTTATGCGTTGAGAATTGAGAGTTTCTTTGACTCCGAAGCGCGAATTATATTGATGCAGTATATCCGATGGTTGCAAACGAAATATCAAATTGCATTGAATGCTCCTTTGCGTTCACATGGAATTGATTTTACATTGCGGCAGGTGAATACTGTTTTTCGGACGGACGAGGAAATTCTTAGTTTGTTTCTTGGGTTTGAAGGTTCTCATCGTCGCTTTGACCCTGGTGTTGAGCGCGAAGTGTTTCATTTTTATGGAGAAATCTCAAACACGCGTTATCCTAATAAAAGTTTGAAACATTTTTGAGATGCCTATGTTTAAGACGCCTCAAGAGAAGCAATCATTTGAAAAAGAGTTCCGTAAACAGAAACGGAAACTCAAAAAAGTTGGAAAACGTGTTGTTTCCAAGGAGAAGAAGTTTGTAAAGAAGTTGAATAGGAGTCGTATCAATCGCGGGGTTGGTGACTTTGTGCGGAATGCACCCAGATCAACACAAAATTCTAAACGTGATTCTTGGAAACATCTTGGCGCAGCACCATATGATGATGCATTTGGAGATGGTGAGCGCTTTCATTTCAAGTACTTGTTGTGTTCTATTTCTCGAACGGGGGCTAACACACAAACATTCTTTGAGCAAGCACCGAATACTGAGCGGAACATTTTTGCCTATCCAATGTGGTCGGGTTCTACACAAACTACGACGTACATGTCCGCTATTCATACTAGTGCTTTTGCTACTATGGTTCCATCAAGAGATTTTGCTAGTGTGTGGGGTAATAAGCTTTCTTATTATAGCTCCTCGTTGGCTAGAATGTACGATTGTCGGCCATTTTCGGAAGCAC